GATATACAGAATAATTAAAATACCATTTTATCTTACATTAGGTTATGTTGGAATAGTGTTTTGTGGGGGAATGTCTATAATTGAAATGTTTAAACAATTTTTCCAATACACTAAAGAAGTTAAAATTAAACCAAATAAATTAGACCAGTTTTTTTATTAATATATTTATAAACAAATAAAAATTATGAGCGACATTAGACAAGAAATGGATCAAGTGATTAATGAATTAAAAAATAAAGGAATCCACGAAACTGCTAACCCTAACGAAATTACAGGATTAGGAGATGTTCTTGAATCAACTTTAAATAAATTTGGTATTACCCAAGAACGATATAAAAGTTGGTTTGGATTAGAAGAATGTGATTGTGAAGAAAGAAAAAAATGGCTTAATGGGTTATTTAGTTGGCACACTAAAAAATAAAATAAATGGCATATTACACATACACCCAGCTATACGGATCAGGATCAATTGGAGAAACTATAAATGATCCTGTATATTTTGATTTTAATAACCCAAGTGGTTCCTCATATTTTACCATGGAAACTATACCTGCCTCTACTGGTTTCTATGAAGCTAGTTCCCCTAAAAATTTTATTGGGGATTATTCAAGTATTTCTCATCCTTACGAGAATCCAACTAACCCATCATCTATGGAACCTTGGGGATTAGTTACTTCCTCATATATAGCTAGTGTTGTTGTTCCACCAGGATCTAGCACATTTGCTTTTAGCTCAACATTGGTCCCTATTTTAGGAACTACTTATCGTTTAAGAGGTACGGGGGGTTATTCTTTAGATATATATACTTAGAAACCCTAGGCTTTTTCATCCTTTATTCGTATATTAATTGTATAAATAAATTAAAAATAAAGGTCATGAAAGAAGAAAAAATTAAATCACTAAAACAAGAACTTAAAAGACATTTACTCCTATTAATTTCAAATAGTACAATGGTTGCTTCTCAACTATTACTCCTCATTGGATTTGGAAATAATTGGGAACCATTAATGAATGTGTTTCATTCCCCACTAGACATACAAATAATGATATGTAGCTCATCATTAATGGTGTTTGGATTTGGACTAACCGCTGCAGTCCATGCCCTAGAGATCTCAGACATTAAAAAATCATTAAAATCATATACCGATGGAGAATAAATCATATAAACCCTCAAAAAAGTTAACAACCGCAGATGGCACTATAATGTACACGTTTGATGGTAAGTTACACAATTGGGAAGGACCCGCTTTAATACCTGAGGGTAATAACCGAAGAAGGGAATATTATATAAATGGAATCAAATATACGGAGGAGAAGTGGAAGGAAATGTTACAAAGCAGAGAAGGCTTACCATGGTATAAAGGTTCCGGAGCTAGATTTTAAGTTATGGAACGTTTAACTGAAGAAGAAGCTAAAGAATTTATTCCTTGTTCGGAAGATTACTCAAATAACCCCCCTGCATATTTTACTATTAAAACATCAAGTGATGGTTGGGATGAATTAACGTATTACACGTGTAAAAAACGAGGTCTTTATGTTGGCAAGGATGGTGATGAATGGGTTTATGTCTTATCTAATCCTGCGATGCCGGGAATGTTAAAAATCGGTTATACTAAAAGTGATCCCTTTAATAGAGCAATTCAATTAAGTAGAGGAACAGGAATTCCATTAGGTTATGAAGTTGAATGGGCTTACAAATGTTATAAAGGTGAGCGTATTGAATCCGAGGTACACAAGTTCTTTAAATTAGAACGTGTAAATAAACAAAGGGAATTTTTTCGAGTTACCCTAGAGGAAGCTAAAAGTATTATTGAAAAAATAGGAAGAAAATACCTCTAATATTTATTTATGATTAATCAACATGTTAACACGTGGATTTAATTTTAAAATAATATATACATATAAGTATGTCAATTAATGGAATATTTGCTATGTTTGGGTTTCCTGATGATGGAACAAATAAAGAAACTGGAAAGATTTTAGAGGATATAAGTGAATATAAGGATTCTCCTCATTTTAAACTTGGTATGTTCAAAAAATTAATCATGAATGGTACTGTATTTAAAAAGCAAGTTTTAAAATTCTTTTCTAAATCTGATCCTGAATTAGATATGAAAGGGGTTGATGACGCTGGAGAATATATGATGTACACAAGAGCATATTATTGGATTCAAAGTTGTAAAGTTAGAAATAAGGAATGGAAACTTGCTTTAAGTAATTATGCAAGTGATGAGTTTCTTGTTGCGGTAAAATTGTCTATTAATTACTTTGAAAGTACCGAAGAGTATGAAAAATGTGCTTTTCTTAAAAAAATACAAGATTTTATTGAAAAATGCTTGGCTAAGTAAAAGAAAGTTATTACCTTTAATTATATTTTGATTTTAAAATGATTGAAATATATAGATAAAAATTAAATAATCAAATAAAATAAAATGAAAAATAAAGAATTATTATTGAGACGGATGGAGTCTATTGAAAACCGGTTAAAAGTTTTAAGAAATGCTTTGAACGAAAGAGATCTTGAAAAAGCAAAATTAGTATTACAAGAAGTATTAGAATTGAGGGAAGACGCTCAATCAATTGTTGAAAGAGAAAATTAATAAATTAATAAATAAAAGTTATGAATCTAACCCCAGAACAAATCCAAGGAAATTGGAATGAATTAATAGATTATATTGAAAAATATATTTCCGAACCACGTAAAGAAAACATTTTAGCATTTTATGATCAATATTCAGAACGTTTAATGTTAATGCCTGCTGCGCATAAAAAAGAATACCATAACGCTTTCCCCGGAGGATATGTAGAACATGTTTTACGCGTTATTCGATGTGCTATTAAGCAAGCTACATTATGGGAAGAAGAAGGATGTGACATGTCTACTTTTACAACTGAAGAACTTGTATTTTCAGCACTGAATCATGATTTAGGTAAAATGGGAAGTGAAGATGAAGATTCTTATATACCCCAGACAGATAATTGGAGACGTGAAAAATTAGGAGAGGATTATATGTTCAATACTAAAGTTCCATTTGCTTCAGTTCCAGATAGAGGTTTATTTTTACTTCAATCACATGGTATATCTTATACCTTTAATGAAATGATTGCTATCCAAACACATGATGGTTTATATGATAAAGCAAATGAAAAATATTTAATGCCTTATATGCCAGAACAAAAACCAAGAACTTCATTACCTTTTATCTTACATCAGGCGGATTTAATGGCAGCACGTATTGAATTTGAACGTGAATGGTTGCCTAGATTAAAAGAAGGTAAAAAGTCCGTGGATAAGCAAAATACTAATTTTACATTGGGGAATAAACCAAACATGTCTAAAAAATTATCAACCAAAACCAAAGCTTTAGGTTCATTTAAAAGTGAAGGTTTAAAAAATATATTTAACAGCTTATGATAGTTATATTATGCATTTTAGCAACATTAGTAGTAATTCTAGGATTTACTACTTTTAATTTACTTAAAAAAAATGAAAAGCAAGAAGACATACTTGCGGGTTATCTAACGTATTTAGATAATTTATCTCGAACCATAGAAATCTCTGGCAAGAAATTAAAAGAGTTAGACCGTGGTGGAGTTTTTGAAAAAGACGATGAAGTTGGGGTTATATTTCAATCAATACTTAAAGTACAGGAAATCCTCAATGAATTTAATCTCAGAAAAACAAACTAAAGTGTCTCCAAAAAAGAAAGTAAGCAAAAATTACTTTACTCAAGAGACAGAAGACGCTATTGTATTATACAATAATACCCCTGACCCAGTAATCCGGAGTAGCATATATGAAGAAAAAATTCACTATGCGTTTTTTAAACTTACTCAAAATATTATTCACACATTTAAATTCTACCATACTGAGGTAGATAATCTAGAACATTTACAACATGAAATCATTGTATTCTTACTTTCAAAAATTCATTTGTTTGATCCAAGAAAAGGGGCTAAAGCATATTCTTACTTTGGCACTATTGTTAAACGTTGGTGTATTTTGTACAACGATAAAAACTACAAAAGCAAAGTTAAAAAAGTTTCTACGGATGAATTAGAAAAAGACGATACTCATTCATATACATTAGATCAATCATCTTCAAATGATCGTTTATCTAATTTTATGGATGAATACGTTGAATTCGTTAGTTTAAACATATATAAAACCTTCCCTAAACCATATGATGCTAAGATTGCAGATGCAATTTTAGAGCTGTTTCGTAAACGAGAGGGAATTGACATCTTTAATAAAAAAGCACTTTACATCTACATACATGAGATGGTCCCAGATGCTAAAACTCCAAAAATTACTAAAATAGCAACATCTTTATATGGAATATTTAAAAAAAATTATTTATTTTATTTAGAACAAGGATATACAAATTTTAAACTTTAGTATTTTTCTATATTTATACCCAAAAATATTCATATGAATAATTTAGAATCTAACATTTGGGGTAAGAAAAAATTTTCTGATCTCTTAAAAGAAATTTACGATAACCAAAAGAAAAAAGAAGCTCAAATTTCTGCACTTATTGGTGAATTAAAACCATTAATTAACGATATTGGTGATGCTACCTTAATTGTTCCATTAATTAAAGAATATATGGAATTAGGTATTAAAAATGATGAGCAATTAATTAAAATGGTTAATATAGCTCAACGTGCTTTATCTTCTGGAAAATCAGAAGAGGAATCTTTTGGTATGACTGATGATGAAAAAGCACAATTATTATCTGAAGTTAAAAAATTTAATCCTAAGGACTAATGGGAATGAAATTTGGTTTAGTAGGTTCAACTAGCGGGGCTGGTTCTTCTAGACAAAATAATAATCTTGAAAATAAAATTTCAAATGCTCAAGGAAAAGTAGTTGCGGCTAGAGTAATAGATATTGTTTTAAATGAAAAGCACCAATATTATAACCTTGTAGGAGAATGGAATGGAATAGGAGCTATATTTTATGAAATTGTAAATAAATCTGGCACTAAATCTTACCCAAATTTTGCATTACCTTATGATGCTCAATTAAAAACTTATCCATTAATAAATGAAATAGTTTTATTAATTTCTTTACCAAACCAATCTATAGGGTTTGTATCATCAAACGAATCATATTTTTATATGAGCCCATTAGGTATTTGGAATCATCCCCACCATAATGCATACCCAAATTTATTAGATAAAGAAAATGATGAAGAACAAACAAGAGACTACCCATCATC